CCGCCTTAATGTTCCAGACACTAAGTTTGTACCAGAAGGTAACTACTCAGTGAAACTAGAGTTCACTGGTGATGAAGCACAAGAGCTATCGGCATTCCTAGACACTAAGATGCAGGAATCGTTTGCTGAGGCTAAGAAAGAAAATCCATCTAAGAAGGTTAAGCAAGCAGATGCTCCTTACTCTTGGAATGATGATGGAGTACTTTCAGTTAACTTCAAGATGAAAGCTTCTGGAACTACTAAAGATGGTAAAGCTTGGAACCGTAAGCCAGCACTCTTTGATGCTAAAGGTAAGCCATTAGAAGTAGGTCTCACAGTAGGTGGTGGCTCTAAGTTAATCCTCAGCTACACACCAGCTCCATTCTATACAGGTCTTATTGGTGCTGGATTGTCTATGCGCTTGGAGGCTGTTCAAGTCTTAGAACTTAAAGAGGGTGGTAGTAGTCAATCTTCTGAGAGCTTTGGCTTTGAAGTTCGAGATGGCTATGAAGCTAAGGAATCTACTACACCATTCACACCTCAGGACTCTGATGGTAATCAAGAAGACTTCTAAACAGGTAGGTCTCCAGTATGGGTTTAGGTCTGGATTAGAAGAGTCAATTGCAAAGAAGCTCACCTCGCAAGGGGTGAGTTTTACTTTTGAAGAGATGGTTCTTCTCTATACCAAACCACAGCGTGAGTCCAAGTACACCCCTGACTTTGTTCTTTCTAATGGAATCATTATTGAGAGTAAGGGCAGGTTTGTAACAGCAGATAGACAGAAACACATACTCGTTAAAGCACAACACCCAAACAAAGACATTCGCTTTGTATTCAGCAACTCCCGTTCTCGTATCACCAAACTCTCTGCAACTACTTATGGGGACTGGTGCAACAAGCACGGGTTCAAATATTCAGATAGAGAGATACCAATCGAATGGACAAAAGAGAAACAGAGAACAGCTTCATAGCCCATATCCCATGTGAAACCTGTGGTTCCAAGGATAACAACTCAACCTATACAGATGGTCACACCTTTTGCTTTGGTTGTCAGACTAGAACCACAGGTGACGGTACACCCTCAGTAGTTAAACCCAATAAACCTAAAGGAGACTTTCTCAGTGGCGATGCTCAAGACTTGGTTGCTCGAAAGATTACTGAAGATACTTGCAGAAAGTTTTCCTACACAGTTGGATACCAGAACGATGCAGTTGTTCAGATCGCCCCTTACTTCAACAACGAGGGGCAGCTGGTCGCTCAGAAGATAAGAGGAGCTAACAAGAAGTTCCACATCATTGGATCTCTTGAACATGCCATGTTATTTGGAGCACAGCTGTGGAACAAGGGTAAGAAGATTGTTGTGACAGAAGGGGAGATTGACGCATTATCCATGTCACAGGCTCAATCCAACAAGTACGCTGTAGTGTCTGTACCTAATGGTGCAGCTGGTGCAGCTAAGGCAATCCGTAAGAACCTAGAGTACCTAGAGGGTTTTGATGAAGTCATCTTCATGTTTGATATGGATGATGTGGGTCAAGCAGCTGCTCGTGAGTGTGCTGAGATTATCTCTGCTGGTAAAGCAAAGATAGCTACTCTCCCCCGCAAGGATCCCAATGAGTCTACTAAGGCTAATGCTCCTGAGGAATTAATCAGAGCTATGTGGGATGCCAAGACCTTCAGACCTGATGGTGTTATCTCAGGTACTGAACTGTGGGAGCAAGTGTCCACTGAGGAATCCACTGAGACTGTTCTATATCCGTGGGATGCACTCAACAAGATCACTCTAGGTGCTCGTAGGGGTGAGCTGGTTACCTTTACAGCTGGTAGTGGCATAGGCAAGTCAGCCATTGTTAGAGAGATCACACACCACCTGTTATCCAAAGGTGAAACCGTGGGACTACTGATGCTGGAAGAGAACCCTAAGCGTACAGCGTTGGGACTCATGGGTATTGAACTCAATAAACCACTACACATAACTAGAGAAGGAGTAACTGATGAAGACCTTAAGAGAGCGTTTGATAGCACCGTTGGCAATGAGCGTTTGTATCTGTACAACCACTTCGGTTCTAGCGATTTGGATAATCTTCTTTCAAGGATTAGATACCTCGCCCGTGGCTGTGGGTGCAATTGGATCGTGCTGGATCATCTCTCTATTGTTGTATCTGGAATTGAAGGCGGTGATGAACGCAGACTCATCGACTTAACGATGACTATGCTCCGTACCCTTGTTGAAGAGACAGGTGTAGGGCTGTTCTTAGTAAGCCATCTAAAGAGACCAGAAGGTAAGAGCCATGAAGAGGGCGGTAAGACTTCATTGGCACAGCTGAGAGGCTCTCATGCCATTGCACAGCTATCTGACATGGTTATCGGAGCAGAGCGTGACCAGCAGGGGGATAACCCAAACCTGACAACACTCAGAGTACTCAAGAATAGATTCACTGGACAAACTGGTGAAGCTGGTTACTTGGACTATGACTGTGAAACAGGAAGACTCATTGAGACAGTAAAAGAATCACCATTTAAAGACAACACTACTAAGGATTACTAATGACACAAATTGAAATCATCTTGAATCACCTTAAGAAAACCAAGAGCATCACCCAGCGTGAAGCCTTGATTGACTACTCGATCCAATCGTTAACTAAACGTATCAGCGAACTTCGTCAGATGGGCTACAACATTGTGTCCACTTTCAAGAAGCATCCAACTACTGGACAACGATACGCTCGGTATGTATTAAGTAAATGACCTTAAGCCACTACATAGTTGCTATTACTGGTATAGGTTACTTAGTGGTTGGTATCCAACAACTCCTTCATAAGAACTATGGTGGTGCATTCATGTGGGTGGGGTATTCAGTTGCCAACGTGGGAGCCTATCTCCTGCTGAAATAGTTATACACACTTCGGACAATCCTCACCCCTCAAAAGGTGGGGATTTTTTTTCGACTAAAAATTTTGGAGATTCGGGAGAGAACTCATGGCATACATATTCGATTTAGAAACAAACGGTCTGCTAGATGATGTCACCAAGATACATTGCATGGTGATCCTAGATACAGAAACATTACAGCCTCTCACCTATGTTGGTGACAAGGTGATAGAAGGACTCAAACACTTAGAGCTGTTAGCTAACAACGGTCAACTACTAGTAGGTCACAACCTCATTAAGTATGACTTTGCTGTTATCAACAAGCTCTATCCGAACATAAACATTAACCCAGATGCCATAGTAGATACCTTGGTAATGTCCCGTCTAATCTACGCACATATTGCGGTGATTGATGCGGAGTTACTTGCTAAAGGTAAGTTAGCTGGAAGACTCTTTGGTTCACACTCACTGGAAGCTTGGGGTTACCGCTTAGGTAATCATAAGGGTGACTACACAGGTGGATGGGAGACTTACTCTCAGGCTATGCTGGACTACAACGTACAGGATTGCTTTGTAACAGTAGCTCTCTACGAGAAGATGCTTAAGGAAAACTACAGTGCCAAGGCTATCAAGCTGGAGCACCAAGTAGCTTGGCTCATGGCAAAGCAAGAGCGTAATGGATTCGTATTTGATTCTATTGCAGCTGGAAAACTTTGGACTCAACTAGTAGCTCGTAAGTCTGAACTATCAGCACAGTGCGAAGCCTTGTTCCCCCCTTGGGAAGTACGACAGGCTGACTTCATTCCTAAGATTGCTAATAAGTCTAAAGGTTATGTGGCTGGTGTACCAGTTCAACGATTCAAAACAGTAGTGTTCAACCCATCATCACGAGATCACATTGCCAACAGGCTTACAGCTCTTTATGACTGGAAGCCAGAGGTACTTACTGAAGGCGGTAAGCCTAAGGTTGACGAAGTAGTCCTTGCTAGTTTGACTTATGAACCCTGCAAGTTACTTAGTGAATTTCTCATGGTGCAGAAGAGGATCTCTCAGTTAGCTGAGGGTGATAACGCATGGCTCAACTTAGTTAAGGATGGAAAATTACATGGTTCGATTAACACCAATGGTGCTGTTACTGGTAGGGCAACTCATAGCCGTCCTAATGTTAGCCAAGTGCCTAGTAGTAATAGTCCCTATGGTCATGAGTGCCGTTCCCTTTTCACTGTCCCTAAAGGTTGGTTATTAGTTGGGGCAGATGCTTCTGGTCTTGAGCTTCGTTGCCTTGCTCATTACATGGCTCGATACGATGGAGGTGCTTATGGCAGAGCACTACTCGATGGGGACATACACACTACTAATCAGGTAGCTGCTGGTCTAGAGTCTCGCCCCCAAGCTAAGACATTTATTTATGCATTCTTATATGGAGCAGGTGATGCCAAGATTGGTTCCGTTATATCTGGAAGTGCGAGTGATGGTAAAAGGCTCAAGCTTAAGTTTCTTAGCAATCTGCCAGCCCTTGGACGACTGGTCGAAGATGTTAAGGAAGTTGCTAGACGAGGCTATCTTATCGGGCTGGACGGACGACACATATATGTTAGGTCAGCACACGCTGCACTAAACACTCTCCTTCAAGGTGCTGGTGCTGTGGTCTGTAAGCAGTGGCTTGTTATGCTAGAAGATCGACTGCAAGTTCGTGGTCTTAAGCATGGATGGGATGGTGACTATGCCTTCTGTGCATGGTCGCACGATGAAGTACAGATAGCCTGTCGTAGTCCCGAGGTGGCATCTATGGTGGCTTACTTAGCTACACGCTGTGTAGTCATGGCTGGTGAGCACTTCAACTTCCGCTGTCCAACAGCTGGTGAATCAAAGATCGGCACAACTTGGAATGACACCCATTGAACGACAACTTATACCCAGTAGTACACGAGGCATACCTTAACCAATTTGCAGTGTCATCTAACTTTGCTAGGAAACATGCACAGCTAGTGGCATCTGCTGCATCCATTGGTCTTATCTCCACACTAGAAGCTCCCATGTTATTCGGTACACATTGGCGGGTGACAGGTGTTGGACTTCAATTTATACGAAATGGTGGACACCTATGAAGTACAAGCAAGCAAGACCCAAGACTCTAAGAGTAATGGGTAGGGACTACACGGTTGTCTTTGAGAGGGAAGCTACCTTCAAGAGTTCAGAAGCTGGACTATGTGATCACCGAAAGATGGTGATAACGATCTTAGAGGATCAACACACAGCCGAAGAGATTGACACAGTAATCCACGAGCTGCTTCATGCAATCTGGCATCACATGAGCATGGGTGAGCACCCACCAGAAGAAGAGGTACTGGTTCGAAAGATGGCTGGCGGATTAACTCAGGTTCTCCTCGATAACAAACAGTTCGGACTCTATATCAATGCAATATATGACCACCAAAGGAAACAAAAATGATTAACGAACACGACATTAAAGACATGCTTCCTACTTTGGCACAACGCTTGGTTACTAAGTCATCTGGTGACACAGTTCCTGAAGCTGCTATCCCTAGCTTGGTAAAGTTCATGCAAGAAGTAGCTGAGTACACAGCTTCGTATGTGGATACCCACGGTGAATTCACTATTGCTAATAACATTCGCAGACACTTTGGTACAGATACAGGTAGGGCATTCCTTCTCCGTAAGAAAGCTGTACTTACTGAGTGTGGCGGTGGTAAGTGATTGCCCTCATTGATGCAGACATCCTAGCCTACCAAGCATCCTCCACAGTAGAGCGACCAATCAAATGGGACGATGACCTGTGGACACTTCATGCCTATGAGTCAGAAGCTCAGGAACATTTCACTAACATGGTTACCACCATCACTGAGAAGTCTGGTTCACAGACTCATGTGTTGGTATGGACTGACTCAGCTAACTGGAGGAAGGATGTACTTCCAAGCTACAAGTCAAACCGTAAGGACACAAGGAAACCCATAGTCCTCTCAGCTATCCGCAAGTGGGCACAAGAGAACTACGAGTCACGAATCATTCCAACGCTGGAAGGTGATGACATCTTAGGACTCATGGCTACTGATCCAGCAATGAAGAACAAGGTGGTTATATGCACGATTGATAAAGACCTTAAGACTATCCCCGCTAATCACTATCACTTCACTAAGGATGAACTGTTCACAGTGACTCCCCATGAAGCCAACATCTACCACATGATGCAGACCTTAACTGGTGATGCAACTGATGGATACAAAGGGTGTCCTTCGATTGGTGCTGTCACAGCTAAGAAGATCTTAGATGCAGTGATCAACGTGGGTACACCTTGGGCTTCTGAAGAGACCCTATCAGCACTGATGTGGGAAGCAGTAGTTGCTACCTATGCCAAGGCAGGATTAGGTGAAGAGGAAGCATTAGTACAGGCTCGTGTAGCTCGCATCCTCCGCTTCGGAGAGTATGCATTCAAACAAGGAAAGGTTCACCTATGGTCTCCACCAAAGTCACTGAAAGCAGCATGACTCAAGTAGGCGGTACGCACTACCAGAACACCATTCAACCGTGGGACATCATCGACTCATGGGACTTGGACTACTACGAGGGGAACGTACTGAAGTACCTCCTTCGATACAAGTCTAAGAATGGTTCTCAGGATCTGAAGAAAGCCCAACACTACCTAGTACGGGTGTTGGAAAACTGGGAAGCCAAACATGGAGAAGCCTCATGAATGAAGGAACCATCACGGGAGCAATCCCCAAGACTCGCTGTCAACGCTGCGGTAAACCAACCTATCTCTACGGTATCCATACCTGTAGCCCCCAAGCACCAGAACAAAAGGATGTAAATGATCTTCACCATATACCAAGCAGACGGATTGAAGTGTATCCAGTGGTTCCAAACAACTGATGACTTATTGAAGTCCATGCTTGCCAATCCTCTTGATGCATATCACAGGAACCCATGACACGCACACACATAACTATGAAGACCCACGATGGTGGTAAGGGTGATCTACCTCGCCCGTTACTAGACAGAGAAAAGTTTGTCAGTAACTGGGATCTCATATTCAAACAAAAACTAAAAGAGACTAATGAACAAAGCCCCATCCCTACGAGCACAACTAATAACGAGAAGAACCTACAACAGACCGACTGATGAGACTGGTAAGAATTTTGAAACATGGGAACAGACTATTGGTCGTGTGATCTCCCACCAAGCATGGCTATGGGAACGAGCACAGACTACTCCACTGGTGTACACACAACTAGAAGAACTGCGTGAGCTTCGTACCCTCATGTTAGACCGCAAGGTATCCGTATCTGGTCGTACCCTTTGGCTTGGTGGAACTGAGGTAGCTAAGACTAGAGAAGCCTCACAGTTCAACTGTAGCTTCACCCACATTGAAACTATCCAAGACTTTGTAGATGTACTGTGGTTGTTACTACAGGGTTGTGGTGTTGGCTTTCGTCCTATCGTGGGGCAACTCACAGGATTCACTAAGCCCATCACTGACATCCAAGTAATCAATAGCACACGCACCACTAAGGGTGGTAAAGAAACTAATCAGGAGAGTTACAAGGATGGTGTATGGACTATTAAAGTTGGGGACTCAGCTGAAGCTTGGGCTAAGTCTATTGGCAAACTTATGGCACACCCATACCCAGCCGACAAACTGGTACTCGACTTTAGCCAGATCAGACCAGCAGGTGAGAGACTCAAGGGTTACGGCTGGATCTCCAGTGGTGATGCCTCAATCGCTAAAGCGTATCTCGCTATTGCTCAGATACTCAACAACAGGGCTGGTTCTCTCCTTAGCCGTATTGACATTCTTGATATTACTAACTGGCTTGGTACTGTCCTTAGTAGCCGTAGAAGTGCTGAAATTGCTTTGTTCACTTACGGTGAAGATGAGTGGGAAGAGTTCGCAGTAGCAAAGAAAAACTTCTGGGAAGAGAACATCCAAAGAGCGCAGTCGAATAACTCGCTCCTATTCAAATCCAAACCTACCTTAGAACAAATCACTGGGATCTTCGATCTCATGGTTGCCTCTGGTGGATCTGAACCTGCATTCATTAATGGACAGACAGCTATCAAACGAGCACCTTGGTTTAAGGGAGTTAATCCCTGCGCTGAGATCCTCTTAGGTAACAAGTCATTCTGTAACTTAACGGAGATTGACGTTGGCAAATTTAAAGGTGACTCTTCGGGACTTCGCAGAGCAATGCATTTATCAGCAAGGGCTAACTACCGCCAGACCTGTGTTAACTTATCTGACGGCATCTTGCAAGAAGGATGGCATCTCAACAATGCGTTTCTTAGACTCTGTGGAGTTGGGATTACGGGCATCGTGCGGAGACCTGATCTACGAGACTACGACTACATTGAACTTAATCGAACAGCAACATCGGCAGCTTACGGTATGGCTGACGAGCTTGGGTTACCAAGACCTAAAAATGTTACCACCGTTAAGCCTAGTGGAACTCTCTCGAAAATTATGGATACCACGGAAGGACTCCATCTCCCTCTTGGTAAGTATATTTTCAATAACGTCAACTTCAGTAAGCACGATCCACTAGTTCCATTGTGTAGGGCAGCTGGTTACAAAGTCATTGATAACCCTATGGATGCAGAAGCAGTCCTGATTACTTTCCCAGTAGTCTGGAATGATGTCCCATTCACTAAGGTAGTCGTTGATGGGGTAGAGCTTGAGGTAAACCTTGAGTCAGCCATTACTCAACTTGAGCGTTACAAGATGCTCATGAAGAGCTGGTGTCAACAGAACGTATCAGCAACGATCAGCTATTCCCCTGAGGAAGTCCCTGCAATCATTGAGTGGCTACTGGAGAACTGGGAGAACTATGTGGGTGTGAGCTTCTTATTTAGAGCTGACCCCACTAAGACTGCTAAGGATCTAGGGTATCTCTACCTGCCACAGGAAGTAGTTAGTAAAGCCACACATGATGAGTACGCATCCCGCCTCCAGCCAATTGAGTTAGATCAAGGTAACTCCTTCGATGAACTAATGGACGATGAGTGCTCCAGTGGGGTATGTCCAGTCAAATAATCATCCACGCTATAGGAGTCAACACTATGATTTATAACAAATTTCCCACAGTAGACAAGCAGTTCCTTGATGCACTTCGGGAACGCTTTCCTAATGAGTGTCCTAAAGGTGATGAGTATTCCTTCTTCCGTAAACAAGGGGAGCAGGAGGTACTGGCATTCCTAGAGCACCAATTCAAACAACAAAATCTTAACTTATTGGATAACTAACTATGTGTATAGGCGGAGGAAGTTCCCCACCACCAGCAGCACCCCCAGGCCCTGCAGCAAGGCCAGCACCAGCGTGGTACCGGCGAA